TACGAGTTGTAGCCGTGACTGGAGTTCAGACGTGTGCTCTTCCGATCTCCTTATCGACTACGGCGAGGAACCGGAGGAAACGCCGGAGATCGCCGGATACCTGAAAGCCTACCGCCGGTTTCTCAAGGACTGGAAACCGGAATGGAAACTGATTGAATGTCCCATAGCGGACTGGAATATGAAAATGGCCGGAACCATGGACCGCTTTGGCATCATACATAATGCCCCCGCGATTTTGGACATCAAGACCGGACAGCTCCATGACGCCGCCCTCTCCGCCCAGCTCACCGCCTACAAGATGATTTTCTCATGGGACCCGCGCTGCGGTTACGGGAAAATTCAATCGCTCTATGCCTTGAAACTCTCAAAGGACGGCACTTATGAGCTTCGCCATGTAGAACCAAATTCAAATTTGGTGAACGCCTGCCGCACCCTCCATAAAGCCACAGAAAGGAAGAAACGCACATGAATGAACTCGCCATGTACCAATACAATGCCGCCGCCCTGACGGTGGCCCCCGTCCCCCGCTCCGGCAATTACACCATCTGCGCCCCAGACGGAGCACCCGCCGTCCTGAAACGCGGCATCGACTTCGGCATGATCCGAAAGAAGAACGGCGACGCCATGACGAAAAACCCCACCCTCTTCAAGTCCGGCGCGGAAAAGGTGGCCGTGGCTTACGGCCTCTGCCAGCGCTACACGCTGGAAAGCAAGCTGGAGGACATCGAGCACGGCTTCTTCTACTTCCTCGTCCGCTGCGACCTCATTAAGATCTATGACGGAAAAGAATACATCATCACATCCGCCTACGGCTCCGGCAATACCCGGGAGGGCCGCACCGGTTCCCAGTCCCCCTATGACGGTGCCAACAGCGCCGTCAAAATGGCTCAGAAGCGGGCGCTTGTCTCTGCGGCCTTGTCCCTGGGCTGTATGTCGGACAGCTTCACTCAAGATATTGAAAGCGATATGGAGGACGGCTCTGCCTACTATGCCGGGAAAGACCCGGAGGCCCCCATTTCCGCCGCGCAGGTCAAATTCTTCTATTCTGCTTGTTCCCGTCACGGTCTCACCAAGTCCGAGGCCAAGGCCCACCTGAAGGCCCATGGCTATGACAGTGCCAGCAAGGTCAAGGCAAAGGACTTTGATGCTCTGCTGGAAGCTCTGGAGCCGAAGGAGGAAGCGTAAATGTTCATCAATGGGCTGCCGGACTACAACCGGGAGGGCGTACAGCAGAAAACCGGCCTGATCTGCGGGCGCTGCGCCAAGGACGCCCAGATCTTCACCTCCAAGAACGGGACCGTCATCGGCTCCGTCTCCGTCCCGGCCTACAGCAAGGCCGACGGGACCACCGTCTGGATGACCGTCAAGGGCTTCGGCTCCATGGGCCGGGTGGTCTCCAGTGCCTCTAAGGGCGATCCCATCATCGCCGTGGGCCGCGTAGAAGCCCGTGACTACGAGGGCAAGACTTATATCGACTTTATCGCGGAGTGGGCATCTGTGGGCGCTCAGCGCATCGACGTCCGCACCGCCGCCGCCCCGCCCATGAACAGCAGCGGAGGCTTTGAAGAAATTCAGGATGACGGGGAGCTTCCCTTTTAACAACGTTGCCGTGTGTGTCTAAAGAGTGATGACGGGTGGATGCAAGCAAGCCGCAGCACGATCACCGGCGCACACAGCAGCCGCAGAGAAAAGAAGAACGTCCCCCCACACCCCCCTAAGAAGAAAAGATTATATATATTATATTTATCTCTCTATTGGCAGGGGGAAAAGAATTAGAGGCTAATACAGGAATTAGAGACTAATTAGAGGCTTCTACGGAAGTCTTACAGGAGAAGAACATGGAGAAGCAGGACATTAAGCGGTTGTTTAACCTGATCGAGACCCTTTACCCCAGCTCCAAACAGCAGCCCCGCACCCCCGCAGATTTAGAGGCGTGGACGCTGGTGTTGGAGCCGTGGGCTTATGAGGACGCGAAACAGGCGGTCATCCTCCGGGCACGGGAAAACCGGTTCCCGCCGGACGCATCCGAACTGGTCCCTTACCTGCCCAAGCCGGAAACGCCAAAGGCGAAGGAGGCCCCCATGCCGGAGCCGTCCGACGCCTATCTGGAAAAGTTTTACGTCAGGGCAGGCGAACAGCGCAAGCGCTGGCACGATGCCGGTATCCCCACCCCCTCCGAAGCAAAAAAACAGGGCATGACCTATGCGGACTGGGAAAAGATGGCGAAAGGAGCTGGCGTGTAATGGCTGCGGATATTAAGCTGTCGGACTGCTACATTGCCCCCCACAGTCAGCTCTGCTGGGACTGCGCAAAAGCCTGCGGCGGGTGTTCCTGGTCCGGCATTGATCCAGTGACCCACAAGCCCCGTTTTGAGCCGGTTCCGGGCTGGAAGGCAAAGCCCACCCGGACGGAGCGATCCACCGGGATGGGACGGAAGAAGCGGGTGCTGACATCTTATGCCATCCGGTCCTGCCCGGAGTTCGTGAAGGAGGAACGCCGTGGTTAGAATGGTCATTGACATCCATGAGGACGGTGACCTGCTGGCCTGCAAGGAAACCGTGGCCATGCTGCTGGAGCCTCTGGGCCGTGTCCGGGTGGTGCAAGTCATCATTGACGGAAAGGAAGAGAAGCGATGAAGGTCGAATTTACGGTCCCCGGCATTCCAGTGGGCAAGGGCCGTCCCCGGTTTATGAAAAATGGTCACACCTACACCCCGCAGAAAACGCGGGACTACGAGGGCAAGGTAGTCCAGTGCTGGAAGTGCCAGAGCGGAAAGGGCTTTGCGGCGGGTGTGCCGCTCAGGGCCACCGTCACGGCGTTCTTCACGGTGCCAAAGAGCACATCGAAGAAGAAGGCTGCTGCTCTGGACGGTACGCCCCACACCAAGCGCCCTGACGCTGACAACGTGGCGAAGGCCATTCTGGACGCGCTGAACACCCACGCCTACAACGATGACAGCGCCGTATCGTCTCTGACGGTGCGGAAGTACCAGACGACTGGCGCCTCCCGCGTGGAGGTCACCATTGAGGAGGAAAAATGATGGATGCTGTGAAGTTTGTAAAAACGCTTGGCAGAATGTGCAACGCTGAATGCATCAAATGTGAGTTTTGGAAAAGAAGAGGCAAGTGGGAATCCTGCAATTCCTGGCAAAAAAACCACCCGGAGGAGGCCGTTGCCATCGTCGAAAAGTGGGCCGCAGAGCACCCCGTGAAAACCCGCCAGAGCGAGTTCTTGAAGCAGTGGCCGAATGCGCGTATTAGCAATGTGGATGGGTTCCCAGCAATCAACCCTTGCGGGCTCGATAGTACGGTGGTAAACGAGTGCGATGTGACGTCTTGCTCGAAGTGCCGAAGTAAGTTTTGGCTCGCGGAGGCAGAGGAATGACCCGCGAAGAGATTTTAGCCGCTGCCAAGCAGTGCGTGTGCGGAGACCGGGATCAGGACTACGGTAGCCCGGAGACGTCCTTCAACACGATCGCGGCCCTGTGGGAGCCGTACATCCGGGAGAAATGCGTCAGCACGGATGCGGACGTCTGCATCACCGGCGCTGACGTGGGGGCCATGATGTGCCTGTTTAAGGTCGCGCGCATCGCCACCGGCCACGGCAAAGCAGATAACTGGATTGACTTCGCCGGATATGCCGCCTGCGGCGGGGAATTGGAGAACCTATGAGCGACTTGGAGCAGACCGCAATCGAGCGGCTGAAAGCGGCATCGGATATGAGCCTGCGGCTTTTTGAGAAGCCGTTAGTGATCACCTACTCCGGCGGGAAGGACAGCGATGTGATGCTGCATCTGGCGGAGAAAAGCGGCATTCCGTTTGAAGCCCTGCACTCCCTCACCACGGCGGATGCACCGGAGACGGTGCGCCACATGTACGATACGTTCCGGCGGTTGGAGGGAAAGGGCGTGAAGTGCACCGTAGATAAGCACGTTCAGCCGGACGGAAGCCGCGTGACTATGTGGAACCTGATTCCACGGAAACTGATACCACCGATGCGGATTAAGAGGTACTGCTGCGCCGAGCTGAAAGAGGGCGGCGGGAAAGGGCGATTCATTGCTACGGGCGTCCGCTGGGAAGAAAGTCCGAATAGGCGGAAAAATCGCGGTGGGCTGGAAGTTATTACTTCTTCAAAGAAAAACAGCTTGATTTTGAGCAACGACAACGACGAGGACAGGCGGCTGTTTGAAACCTGCCAAATGAAGGGGACGCGGGTGGTAAACCCCATCATCGACTGGAAGGATGACGATGTGCTGGATTACGCCGCGGTTGAAAAAATCCCCATGAACCCACTGTACTGCGAGGGCTTCCATCGGGTCGGCTGTGTAGGCTGTCCACTGGCAAACGTTAAAATGCGAATGATGGAGTTTTCCCGCTACCCCAAAATCAAGGCGGCGTATATCCGGGCCTTTGACCGGATGCTGGAAGAACGGCGGAGACGTGGGAGAATGAACGGCACATTCCGGATGGGAGATACTGGCGTGGACGTATTCCACTGGTGGATGGAGGACGGCGTTCTGCCGGGGCAGGAAGTGCTTGGAGGGTTTGAGGAATGACAAACTTTGAATTTTACACGAAAAACGCAGCCAGATTGGGAGAGTTGATCGAAAAAGCCGTGGATGACGCGCTGGAAGCAAAGGGCTGCTCACTTGATCTGAAATATCCAGAGAAACTATCCAATGCCGATGATGCCCTCATGGTGACATGGGCAAGCTGGCTGAATGAAGAAATGTAGGGAGGAACTATGAAAGATACAAACCTCGTAAATACGCTGCGTGAGCACGCGGAATGGGCGGAGGGGAACCAGTGGGAAACGCCAATCACACTGGTCGACGATCTGGCGGAGGCCACCATTGAGGAGGAAAAATGATGGATGCTGTGGAGTTTTTGAAAACATTGCACAGAATGTGTGATCGTCACTGCACAAATTGCGAGTTTGGCAAACGCCTTTGCGGCTTTGTGACCTCCTGCACAGTCTGGATAGAGACCCACCCGGAGGAGGCCGTTGCTATTTCGAAACAGTGGGCAAAGGAGCACCCCGCCCAGACCCGGCAGAGCGAGTTTTTGAAGCTGTTTCCGGGAGTAGATGCTGATAAAACGGATGGCTGTCTGACTTTGAACCCTTGCATCATTTACCCGAAGATGCGAGAAGAGTGCTCCGGAAAGCTGTGCCATGAGTGCAAAAAGACATTCTGGCTTGCGGAGGTGGAGGACAATGGATGAAGGTGCTTGAGTTATTTGCCGGGACGCGCTCTATAGGGAAGGCGTTCGAGGCCCGGGGCCACAAGGTGTACTCCGTAGAGTGGGACAAGCGATTTGACCGCATCGACCTATATGCTGACATCCTGCATCTGACTGCGGAGGATGTGCTGCGGGAGTTTGGGCGGCCTGATGTGATCTGGGCAAGCCCGGACTGCGCCACATTTTCTATTGCGGCCATCAGCCACCACAGGCGGAAAAACCCCGAGACAGGAAATTTGGACCCGGTGAGCGAGTATGCCAAGTTTTGCGATGCAGTGGACCAGCACGTGCTGCGGCTGATCTTAGCATTGAGCCCGACTTACTGGTTCATTGAGAACCCGCGTGGAGGGATGCGTAAAATGACGTGGATGGAGGGGCTGCCCCGGTACACCGTCACATACTGTCAGTACGGGGACGCCCGAATGAAGCCCACGGACATCTGGACAAATCATCCGCTTCCCAGATTTAAACCGCCTTGCCATAACGGTGACCCGTGCCATATCTCTGCCCCGCGCGGGGCCAAAACGGGAACGCAAGGGCTGGCTGGCAGCGTGGAGCGGTCTGTCATCCCGGCTGCATTGTGCGACCATATCGTAGATATTTGTGAGGAGGCGGAGTGGAATGTCACAGTCTGTTAAAGCGCCATTTAAGTTTTCGCATAGATGGTGCCAAAAAGTGGCGCTTTGAGCCGAGGCAACTGCCGAAGCCGACGGAGGTGGAAAATGCTGAAACCAAATGATCTGACGAAGGTGGAACTGCTGCAAGTGGTAGAAATGCTGGCGGAAACGGCTAACGAATATTATTTGGATCGTGCGCTGGGACGCATCGAAATGCAGCGGAACGATGCCCATTACGCAAGATGCCGAAAGCTGATGGACGAAGAACAAAAGCACTATGCAGCCTATTTCAATCTTCTTCGGCCTTACGAGGGCAAGTCCATTGTGGATGTACCGCAGGATGTTTTGGAACAAGCGCAGGCAGAGTTTGACAAGGCGAGGGCAGCTGGACAAGAGTGGAACAGGCGGAATGGAATCAAACTGAAAGGGAGGAAATGAGGATGGCTAATGTTAATTGCCTGCGTTGCCACTTTAGGCATGAGGATAACGGGAACTGTACTGCGGTCGGCGGGTTCTGCACGGCGGTCCATGAGGGGGCCTGTAACGGATACCGGTGGAGGAGGTAAGAAGATGGAACGAGGCATTATTGGAGCAATGCGGACAGCATTTGAGCAGTCTGCTGACCGGATTGCAACCGTGGAGGAATCCGCTTTGGTCTTGAAAAACGAGATTGAGAAGCTGCGGGGACAGAATAGACAACTGATGCTTGAACGCAACTATGTTATTTCGATAATTGCGGATGTCAGAAAAGCCGGAAAGACGTGGATGTGCCAGTATTGCGCTCATTGCAAGGGCATCGTAAGCGGCATGGCTGACTGCGATTCCAAGAAGCTGTGTGCTATGCCCTATAGTCAGTTTGAGCTAAAAAGATCGGAACAGCCGGAGGTGGAATTATGAAAAAATGCACCGGTGAAAACTGCCCCATGCAGATAGGCTATGACGTTGAAAAATGCGCCGCAATCGAAATGTGCCCGTATCGCACGTGGCCCGTTACCATTGCCGACCGGATCCGGAGCATGACAGACAACGAGCTGGCCGGGGTGCTGTACAATTTTCACAATGATTACAACACGGAACGTCTTTCTGGCATTTCGACGATGCCAGCAGAATGGCATGAAATTAAAAAATGGCTTGAAACCCCGTGGGGGGGCAAGCCGTGAGCGAGGCTCAGAATGGAGGGAATGTGATGGAAAACATTTTGCAAAACTTCGCCAGCGGGCTGTGGATCGTGTTGGGCGTGTACTGTTTCTTCGGGCTAAGGATGTGGAACAAGCGGTTCAGCGAACTGTATGACGAGTTGAAGGAGGAGGTGGAGTGATGGAGCGATTGACACAACGGCTTAGGACCGGAGAAGTCCTTATGGCATCAGAGTACGAGGAGAAATACACGGAGCAAGAGTGGATTAGCGTGCTGCAAGACCGCCTCGCCGACTATGAAGATACGGGGCTGACGCCCGGGGAAGTCAAGTCAATGCAAGAGGAGCACTTTAGCGGTCTGGAAATGGCAAAATTGCACAGCGCGCTCATGGAACTCAAAAAATATCAAGAAGCCGACAAGGACGGTCGGCTGGTGGTGCTGCCGTGTCAATCCGGAGATCATGTGTTTGCCCTGCTTGATGGCCAAAAGCGTGTGCGAGAATGCGAAGTTAAATACGCAGTTTTGGACGGTTGGCTGAAAGTTTTATATCTTGCACCAATCGACGACCACGGAAACTTGTATAGTGCGCCATTTGGGGCATTTGGCCAGTCCATATTCCTCACCCGAGAGGAGGCCGAAGCGGCATTGGAGGCGAAGAAGGATGAGTAAGGCTGTTATGCTGAGCATCCGCCCCAAGTGGGTGGAGAAGATCGCCAGCGGCGAAAAGACCATTGAAGTCAGGAAGACCAAGCCGAAGCTGGAAACGCCGTTTAAGTGCTATATTTACTGCACAAATATAAGGCCATTCCTTGTGTGGGGAGATGTTTTCCGTGGTGATTGGTTCACAGAGTTTACCCGGATTTCAGGGTATAGCAGAGCAGAAGCGGACAAAATCTGGGACGTTTTCAACGGGCATATTGCTGGCGAGTTTACCTGTGACCGGATTTATGAGCTTGCGCCCCTCAACCATGCACCGGATGACATAGAAAAGCAAGCCTGCCTGACACGGGAAGAAATTGTGAACTACCTAAAGGGAACCGGCTATGGCTGGCATATCTCCGACCTGAAAATCTACGATGCACCGAAAAAGCTGGGGGAGTTTTGGCGAGACTGTCTGGAATACTCGGAGCTTAGCACAAACTGTTGGTCTTGCGAAAATGTTTGCGGAGATGGTGACGAAACGGACTGCAACACGGACGGGCAGCTATATCTTCACCGCGCGCCCCAAAGCTGGTGCTATGTGGAGGAGGGCTGACAATGGCTGAATATAAAATCTGCTTTAGAGTGGCTGGGGCGTTTGGCGCTCAAATCAGCTTTGAGGCAAAACCCGGCGTATCCTATGAGGACGCTGCGGCGGCCCTTGACAAAGACAAACTGGCAAAGCTGATATGCCTCGACACCTTGGGCTACTCCGCAAAGGATATTGAGATTATCACGCCGGAACAGTACGAGGCGGAATTTGGAGGGGATGAGGATGGCTGAATACATTGAGCGGGAAGCGTGGGTAAGCGAGGCTATTGCTTGCCCATGGTGCGGGGCCAAGATGGACGGAGGTGCTGGACATGAGGCTGGTTGATGTTGATGATTTGGGCGTGGGCCGGTGCAGCAAAGATGTTCTCCCTGCGGCGTATTGTGCTGGTTGGAACGGCTTACTTGGCTTGATCGAAAAAGCCCCCACCGTGGATGCCGTGGTCGTGACGCGGTGCAAAGACTGTAAGCATTTGTGCGTGTGGAATCGAAAAGATATATACGCATTTTGCTCCAAAACAAACATCGCGTTTTTGCCGTTTGAGCTGGACACAAGGACATTCTTTTGCAGTTACGGCGAGAGAAAGGACGGCGGGGATGGCTGATTGCCAGCCGCCCCACGCAACAAAAGGAGGTAAGCTATGGAGGATCGGGACAGAAAACTTTTGAAAGCCTATGCGGAGAACAACATGAGCATGAAAAAGACCAGCGGCGCGGTTTACCTGCACTACAACTCCATCCGATACCGCTTTCGGCTCATTCAGCGGGAAACCGGGCTGGACCCCCGGAATTTTTACGATCTGGAAAAGCTGTTAGCCATGATAGATGCGCAGGGGTCCTGACCCCCTGCATCGGTAGGTCAAAGGGGAAGGGCACTTCATAAAGGAGGCCCATTATGAAATACCGATACACCGTCCAGCAGCTCAAGAAAATGGAGCAGTGCCGCTATCTCACCGACCGGGAGCGGCGCGTGTTCAATCTGGTTTGCCGCCGCGGCTGGGCGATTGAGGATGCGGCAGCAGAGCTGTACTTGTCCCGATCCTCCGTCACCTCCTGCCTGCGCTCCATCCGGGATAAAGCGGGCATATCCCGCCCAAGCAAAAAGCATCCATAAGCCATGACAAGCGGTGTCCTGTGGTACGGTAACCATAGAGCACCGCTTGTTTTGCGCGCGGAAACAGGGGGTGTATTTTTGGAGAAGGAGGAATTTCTCTATGGCTGAATTTGCAAGCAAGGGCGTCGCGGGCACTGCTCTCGGCACCGGCATTGCCGGTCTGTCTCTGGGCGTCCTGAACTCTCTGGGCGGTCTTGGCGGGATGCTGCTGGGCAATCGCGTCATCCCCTTTGCCGCTGGTATGGCGGCGGAGGCCGGATGCAGCGAGAACCACACGGTCAACCGCTACGAGCTGTCCATGGTGCAGGAGAACGCCAAGCTCCGCAGCGACATTGCCCTGCGGGATGCCAACACCTACCAGGACCAGAAGATGTTGGAGATGTACAAGTACATCGACGGCAAGCTGGGCGAGGTGCATGGTGCGCTGGCTTCTCAGGCGGTCAATAATCAGGCCACCAAGGACAGCTTCCAGCTGTTGCAGGAGCGTATGGACTGCTGCAAGAACGAGCTGTGCGGGGCCATTTCCCGGGAGCGGGACGAGCGGAAGTGCGCTGACAATACCATTGTCACCTACACTAACGCCACCTTTTACCCCAAAATGGTCGCGGACATCACCACCGGCACCGGCACCACGCCCCAGTCCACCTATAACCCCCTCCCCGTCTCCACCTGCGGCTGCGGCTGCGGTCGCTAAGAGGCGAAGAGGGAAAAAGAGAGGGGCATAGCGCCCCTCTCTCCCGTCATTGGAGGAATCTATGGTAACATTGGATCAGATCAAGCAGGGCGCTGCCCGCTATGTGGACGAGGAATTTACCGGCAAGCTCACCGGCTGGCAGAAATGGGCCGTTGGCGCCGGGGCTGCTATGGCTCTTGGCAATCTGGACGCCAGCCTTTCCGCCCTCCGTGAGCATCCCGCCGTAAAGGCCCTCGGTGTCTTTGACGAGGCGGGGAACGTAGATATTGACAAGATCTACGCCTGCCTGAAAACCGAGGCCGCCAAAGGCCCCGTCACAACCAATATCCCCCTGATCGGGAACGTCACGCTGAATGAAGGGGATGTGGACAAGCTCTACACCCTGATCAAGCAGAGTTAGGAGGATCGTATGTACGAGATCAAACACTTGGCCGAAGAGATCCGGGAAGAACTGGACGATGCCGAGAAGTACGCACGGGAGGCCGTCAAGCACGCCGAGGACCCGGAGGACGCCAGCACCTACGCCGACCTCAGCCGTCAGGAGCTGGGCCACGCCAATCGGCTCCACGAAATGGCCGTTCGCCATATCGAAAAGGCGAAGGACGCCGGTCACCATCCCACGGAGGCCATGCAGGCCGTCTGGGACTGGGAGCACGAGCGGATGCTGGACCGCGCCGCCCATGTGAAAACGCTCCTGTCCATGATGTGAAAAAGCAGAAAGAGACACCCTCGCCAGACGGCGGGGGTGTTTTCTCATTTGTAGGGGTTCTTGGCGTTGGTGGTGCAGATAATGTCCCACAGATCCGCCCGGTGCTCCTGACCGGCAAGGGCCGCGCTGGCCTCCGCCTTGCTGACCCTGCCGTTTCCGTCCGCATCGGCCTTGTCTTTCAGGGAGAAATATTCCTTGGGGGAAAGACCGGAATCATGCGCCTGCTTCACCTTCTCGTAGGCTTTCCCGCTCATTTTCTCGCTACCGTACTTCTGATACAAGGCCAGAAATTCCCCGGTGGATACGCCGATGTCCCGCTTGGCCGTCTGCGCGTTTTTGATCCATGCGGCGCTGGGCTCATACTTGGGGTCCACCTGCTGACGGGCCGTCTCACGCGCATATTTATACACGTTCTGGATGTAATCCGCCTTTTCCGCATTGCTCATGGACTTGTAGGCGGGCAGCTTCACCGCCGCCTCCACCAGCTCCTTCCGCGTCTGACCCATGGCCTTGGCGTACCGAGTGTATTCCTCGCCGGTCATGGTCCGGGTCTCCCCCTTCACCGTATAGGACTTCTCCGCCGCCGCCGGATAAACGGTGCTGTCTCCGGTGGCCTTCGCCAGCCGCCGGATCTCCTGCGTGGCGGGGCTGTTGTCCTGCGCCTTCAGGAAGCCGGGGGAGAGGAAGGACTGGAACACCCGCTCCGGTGCGGAGCCGTTGGAGACCTCGTTGCCCCACATATCCACCATGGGTTGAAGCTGATTCCGTGCGCCGGGGACCTTTTTCGCCGCCCCCTGCAAGAAATAATTCACGTCAGAGGCTACCTGCCCGGAACCCTTTTCCACATAGCTTTTGCGTACCGTATCATCAAATACGGACGCAACCTTGCTGCCGATGGTGGGGATATACTGTCCGGCGTAGCTGCTGGCCGCTCGGTCAATCAGATAGCCAACCTTGTTGTCGGCGTAGCTCCAATAGGAGATCAGGTCATTCAGGGCGGACAGCATGGAGGTTTCCAGCACAACGTCCTGCATCCCCAGCAGAGAATCCACCAGCGCATCGAAGGTGCTACCGCCCTTCTGAACGGATTCCATGATGGCAGCGCCCGCGAACAGTGGCATTGCCGCCGGGGTCATCCAGTCCAGCGTGTAGGACTTGTCCCCGATCTGAATAGCATAATCCTGCCCCCCCATGGACTTCTCAAAGGCTTCTTCCTTGTCATCGTCACCGGCCCGGACGTGGAGCAGACCCTCCGCCGCCAGATAAGCGCCCAGCGCCAGAATACCGGTGCCGGTAAGACCGGATGCAATGGAATCCACGGCATCCGCCGCCGTGCATTTCCCGGACTTCACGTCAAACATGGCTTCCCAAATTCCCTTTCCAAGCCCCACAGGGCTGTAATCAAGGCCCGTGGTCAGGATATTGGCCGGGGTCTTGCGAAAGGGGAACAGGGCGTCCGCCACGAAGGAACCTGCCCGTTTTACCGGGTTATCCCCCTCATAGCGGCCAAACTGAGACAGCGCCTCGGAAAGCGCCGTGGTGTTGCGGTAAGTGGCCTTCTGCGCTTCCTCAATGGCGTAGGCCCGTGCCGCCTCTACGTCTGCGGGTCTGGTGCCCGCGTGGGCCTCTGCCGCCGTCACGCCCTTGGCTTGCAGTGCTTGGGCGAAGCTGTCCACATAGGCCGCGCGGTTGAAGATCACGTCCTCATAGTCAAGGGCGCGGCTGTTCAGGTCTCCAATGCCCTGTACGGCGCGGGAGAGAACATCCTCCCCCTTGAACATTTTCCGTTTGCTCTGGATCTCCCGCTTAATGCCTGCCGCCGTAGCGTCAGAATACTTCCCGCTGCCCATAGCCGCGCTCTGGTCCGTCTCATACTGGCCCTTGGCAAAGGCTTTCAGATCCTTGTCAACATTCACGGCCTTTGTCCGCTGGCTCTGATCCTTGATGACCGCCCGCTCGATTGCGGTTCCGATGCCGTCCTTGATCTTCCGCGCACCCATCTGAATGGCATTGCCCATGATGTTGCGGATGTGGGTGGTGGGGTTGGTCAGCATGGATGTGTACCGCCAGAAATTTGCCTTCTCCATGAAGGTGCTGGGGATCTGGTCCGCAATGGAGGTGGTGATAGCGTCCCACGCCGCCGCCCGCTCCGCGTCCGTCTCTGCCATCAGGTAGTTGGTGGCCAGCTCGTCAGAGAGGGTGAAGCCCGTCACCTTGTCAATGTAGTCCACCCGTGCGCCTTCCACGTCTCCGCTGTCGGCGGTGTTCTGCCGGGGTGCCCGGTTCTGCCGTGCCGCCCGGTCATTCATCCGGTCTACCAGCCGCCGCAGCGTCAGCAGACGGCCCTCCGGCGTCAACCGGTTCATCAGGTTCATGGCCTGCACCATCTGTGCGCTGTCGTGAGCCGCGTCCGCAATGGCCGTTGCCAGCTCAAAGGCGGCCTTGTGGTCTCCTTCGGAAATGGCAAGGTTGTAGGCGCTGATAGCCTCGGCGGTGTCCGCCTTGGTGATCCGCTGTCCCAGCTCCGCCTTGGCAATGAAGCTGTTCGCTACCTCACGCCAGCCGTCCCGCGCGATCTTGGCCTGCGCCTGCTGCACGGCGCTCCAGTCCGTCACCACGTCATAGTCGAACGCGCCGTCGGCAATGGCGTTTTCATACACGGTTGCCATCTCCGGGGAGGTCAGGGGGCTGTTCAGAATGGTGGAGACCGTTTTCTCCACATTCCGCCCGGTATCAGGGTTCACGACGGGTACTTCGGAGGGGGCGCGGCGCTGGTCATTTTGCACCCGCTCCGCACTGTTAGGATTTACCGGGTGGAACTCCTCGCTTTTGGCCTGCATGGCGTCAAAGGGCGTGTTCACCGTCCCGGCCTTGGCGTCACCCGGCGTGTCAAACTCCGCCGCACCCCCGTTCTTGACATTTTCCGCCCCCTGTGCTATGCTATCATTAGCATTGAGGGGACGCGTACCCTCAACAGGGCTTGACACCGCAGAGGAAGCCGTAGGTTCTGGACCTACCAAGCTGGCCTCTGCGGGGGCCATGTCCATAGACGCCTGAGATTGTGTCCCAGCGTCACCATTGGTGGCAAGGCTGGTTGGATTGGCACGATCCCCGGCGTCTATTTTTATAACGTTCCCGTTCGCGTCAATCACTTCATGCAGATAAAATCGGTTTTTGCTGGTGCGCTTTACAACGGCAGCTACATAAGCAGTTTCGCCGTCCATAGTGACCGGAGCGGCAAATACATAGCCGTCATAGGGGCGTCCTTTCCAATTCTGCTGGAAATCAATTTGCTGCCCGCGCCGGAGCACTTCCGGAATGGCGGGGATCACGGCGGCCTTTGCCCCGCCTACGCCATGGCTCAAATCGTCCTTCACGGAACGCCCGTTGATGTCAATGTCTCCAAAGCCGGGTCGAGACACGACCCCCTTAATGGCCTCAAACATTTTCCTTGCCTTTTCAGCCATGGTTCGGCCCTCGACAAATGGGATTGCTTTGGAGGATACGGTCGATACCGGCTCTGTGCCGTTAAGCCCCGGTATACTCTCTCGCAGCCGTTCAACGATCTGCACTGTCTCGCCCTTGTTTGCCGCCGTCTCCACACCGGAGGCGGCGTTTTGCGTGCCCTCTGCGGCGTTTGCGGGGGTGGGGGTATCAATACCCTCCCGCACCTCCGGGCGTACCTCCTGCGTGGGCTGTGCGTCCGCCTGACTGCTTCCACGCTGTCGGATGACGTCAGCGCCCGCGCCGATGCCGCCCATGGCCGCGCCCACCGCCGCGTCATACAGCGCCTCGCTCAGATCAAACCGGGCAGAGGGGTCATAGGTGGCCCGCTGCAAGATGGGCTGGAAAACGTCCTCGATAAATTCCTCGCCGCCCTCGGAGATCATGGAGAGGGCCACACGGCCCGCCGCGCTGTTGTTCAGTTTGGAAAGCGCACCGCTGATGGCGTTGTCCAGAACGCCGCCGCCAAACGCTTTCTTGAATGGGCCTGCCACGTTGCTGATCTTCTCCGTAGCAAGGCTCAGAGCACCGCTCCCCAGCCCGTAGGCAAGCTGCTGACCATAGGTGGCCCCGGCCTGTCTGGCCTGTTGGGCGCTGCTCCCGGCGGAACGGGCCGTCATCAGAGCGAGACCGGCTCCGGGGATCACGGCGCTGGCTGCCACGTCCCCCGCCATCTGTACACCCTGAACGCCCAGATCCACGGCGAACTGCCCCACCGGCCCCAGACCTTCCTTGGCCTGTGCCACGTCCGCAGCGGAACTTTGAGACAGTCGGTCGGCCTTCTGGTACGCCTTGTCCGCCACGGCCTTGTCGGACTGCTCCACCGCCTTGGTGTAGCCCTCGTGGGCCGCGATCCGCCGCTTGGCGCTGGCAAGGTAGCCCTGCACCTGCTTTACGTCCTTCGCGCTCATGGCCCGTCCGTTGGCCCACTTCACATCCCGGAGCATCTTTTCATACCGCTTCACCGCGTCATGGTCGCTTTGCAGGGAACCCCCGGCGTTCTGGTTGGCGATCCGGGTATTCAGCTTCCCGGCCCCCTCTGCCAGCACACCGCCCAGATTTGTATAGGCGGAGCCGACGGACTTCGCTGCGCCGGAGATCACCTTCCCCACACGCCCGTTATCAAGGGATGGGATGAGTGTCCCGCTTTGCTTCGTGTCCGCAAGCAAGCGGCTGTTGGTCCCTGTTTGCCTCCCTACATTGTCCATGGGCTGCGGGTAGCGGGTAGTGCTTTGGGGAAGTGTGGCGCTCTGTGCGCCGGTCTGCTGTGTGGTCTTTGCGGCGGCCTTTGCCCCGATTTTCGAGGTGTCGCCAATGACCTTGAAGCCTCCAAGCGTCCGGCTGCTCCCATTGGAAGAAGGCGTGGGGCTTGTCTGCCCCGCGCTTCCTTTTTTGCTGCCTGCTCCGATTTTGGAGGTATCGCCAATTACCTTAAATCCGCTTAGTGTTTTTGCCATACTGGTGCACCTCTCAGTAAGAAATCCCGTACTGTGCCAGCAGGTTCTGGACCTCCTGCTTCTGGCTGGCGGAGAGCTTTCCATAGTTCTTGGTAAGCCAGTTGTATGCCCGGTCCACATTGCCGTTACTCAAATCCGTGTTCAGGCTGGTGGCCGACGCTATGAAAGCGCCCTGCGTCATGCTGCCGGTGCTGCTTCCGCTGCTCCCCTGATACTTCGCCCATGCCTTATCAGCCGTCAGGCCGCCTGCGGCCTTCTTGGAGTTCTTGCCCCACTTGCCGTCCTGAGACACGCCGTAGTATCTCTGGAGCTGCTTCACCTGCTCGTTGGTGAGCTTGCCATTGGAATAGCTGCCCTTCTTGGCCCCGGAGGTGGCGCCGCTGGAGGACCCGCCGGAGGTCAGCTTGCCGGTGCCGTACAGAGAATCGTAGGCCCCCTGCCCGTAATAGTAATCGAAGGCGGAGATCACGTCATCCGTCACGATGCCGTTTTTCAGCGCGGACTGTACCTGACTGGCGGTCAGATTGGGTTTTACCACGGTACTGCCGCCGGAAGAACCGGAGCCGGAGCCGCCCGTCTGTGCGCCGTACTTGGCATAGAGATTCTGCTGGCGGACGTATTCCTCGTACAGGGCGTTTGCCAGCTCCGCGTCTCCCGTGGCCTCTGCCTTGGCAATGGCGTTTCGGTACTCCGTGTCAAGCTGGCTCCGCTGAAGGTCGATGGCCGCCGTCTTTTCCGCCTGCTCCCGGTCGATCTGGGAGAGGTTCTGCTGAAGCACAACATCCTGTGCCAGCGCCGCCTGTCCGGTGGTGCCGGTGTTCAGGCCGTTTGCCACCGCCATCTCCTGAAACGCGCCACGGCTCAGGGCGTTCTGGTTGGCCGCGCTGTTCCGGGCAATGTCATACACCGGCGCGATCTGTGCGCGGCTGGCATCCAGCGTGGCGGTGTTCTGCTCGTAAGCGGATTTCAGCGCCGCCAGCTCCGCCGCTACCTTCTTGGCGTACAGCTCCTTCAAGTAGTCGCTGCCGTCTCCGATGTCAAAGCTCATCCCGGTCTGCGATGTGGAGAGATTACCGGACGGCGTACCGCCTGCGTTGATGTCCGTGACCCGCTGCTGCTGGCTGTATGCCGGGGTTCCGTAGCCGGGTGTACCGGCCTGTGCGCCGCCATTCGCCGCCAGATAGTCCCCGAAGGACTGCACCTTTCCGTTGGCTTGTGCGGAGGGGGAGGTGTCCGTCCCCATGAGATAGCGGTAGTAAGCCAGCTCTGCGCTTTCTGGGCTGCTGTCCAGCCCAAGGCGTTTGCGCAGATCATTCACGGCAGACAGCGCGCCGCTGTCCGTCACATAGCCGTTCTTGTCGATGGTGTAGCCGTACCCGGCACGGATGGCGTTTGCGGCGGCGTTGGCCTGATCGCCGGTGATCTCGCCCCGCTGTAGCCGGTTGCGGATGTCCGTGATCTTGGAGCGGTCCAGTGCGGACAGCATCTCGTTGTCCGTCCACGCGCCGCTTTTGCCGTAACTGCCGTTCCCGGCGTTGATGTCTTGATGGGGGGTGTAGTCCGCCACACCCTTCACGGCCTTGTAGGCGTAGCCGTTATCGTCATAGAACACGGTATAACCGTTGGACACCTGATACCGGTTCGCCAGATCTTCGCGGCGGCTCATGTCCGCGCCGACCCGGTACGATACGCCGTTCTGCTTGTAGTTCTTTACCTCGGAATTGCTGGTGGGCGTCCCGTAGATGCCGCCGCCATTGTCCTTGCGGTCGTAGGTATACCCTCCAAAGGTCCCCTGAGAGCTGCCGCCGGAACTGCCGCTGTTCCCCCGGTTGCTGGACCCGCCGTAGGTCTGAGAATACGTCTTGTCGGAGCCGATCATGTTCGGCTCTCTGCCTCCGTACTTATCGTCGATCTTGTTCTGCCGCTCCTGAGTCAGCCGTTCCCGCTCGGAGGCCGACAGGTCCGTCCGCTGAAGTTCCTTGGAGTAGTCCTTGTTTTTATCGTAGTACCCTGCCATACTTGGCCCTCCTTATCCGTTCCAGTCGGCCCGGACCTCCCGCACGTCGATGTGGGTGAAGCCCTGCTGACTGTAAATACCCACGCCGCCCCAATCGGGCATGAGTTCTCGGGCAAATGCCCCCACCGCCTCGGGCTTCTGGCCATTCACGATGATGTCTGCCGCCGTGCCGTAGCAGTGCTGGCTGTGGGCCACGCCGCCGACCTTGGTGTTGTACTGTGGCGTCCGATACCCACTGTTGATGGTCACAGCCGCGCCGAAGTGACTGCGGATGCTTTGCAAAACCATCACCAGCCGGGGGGCCACCAGCACAGCGTCGCTGCCGTCCCCGCAGGCAAATTCTTTCACTTTAAAATGGGTGGACAGCTTTTTGCTGCCGTCCTTCGCCTTGGAATAGGCGTTGATCTCTACCATAGGTTTCTCTCCTTCCGGTTCGTGTGCGTCCCCGCTTTTCTTTTTCCATACAAGAAAGAACGGGATCACCCGTCCATCCCCGGTAAAGCCCTTGCCGTCCTTGTCCATGAAGCAGGTAGACCCGCCGCCGTCCATCATAATGGCATTGTCCCAACCGGACGCTGCCAGCAGGTCACGGAGCTGTTCCGGTGTCCGCCGGTCACGGCTCACGTAGTAGGCGAACCGGCCATTCTTGGTGCCGATGGCCGTTCGCGGGGCTTTGTACTTCATGTCCGCTCCGCAGTGGATAGGGCTGATCTTCTTGCTGTCGATGATGAGGTGAACGCACTCCATGTAGTTTGCGTCGCTGTTGGGCACGGTTTTCACGCCGAAGTCCGCCGTGGTGTTCCAGCTGATGGCCCATGCCCGGTAATTGGGGGCCTTGTAAACCTTACCGTCTGCCTTTAAATGACAGGCGGGCTGCCGGTTCCGCAGGAAGATGGAGCCATTGCAGATGGCGTCCCCGCCCGCCTCCGCCAGCATCTTCTTCAGGTTGGCCGTGGTGGAGCGGAGACGCCGCCGATTGAAATAGATTTTCAAAAATTGGAGGTCGGAGAGCGGGACTGTGCCCGCTCTCGTCATCATGTCCCGGCCTCCTGCTTGCCCTCGTCGCTGGCCTGCCGGATGGCGTCCAGCATATTCTTCACAAAGGCCGGGTAGGGAACGCCCATAATGGCCGTGTTCTCTAAAATACTCAATCCCTCATTGGCGATGAAGAACATACAAACCGCGTCTCTCACAAAGTCGCTGGATGTAGCTTGGTCTAACAGCGCCCCCATCCAGACAAGCGCCAGTTCTACGCACTTCTTCGCAAGACCCTTGAAGCCTGCATCGGAACTCAGCGCCCCGGTGCTGCTCTTCCCGGACTTGTGCCAGATCGCTGCCACCAGCCAGCCCGTGGCGTAATCCAGCACCATAAAGCAGATCAACACTTTCAGCGCCATATCCAAGCCGCCCAAAGCCTGCGCGATGACGGAGCCGGTTGTTGCCAGCGCCGCCAGAATCAGATTTTTAATATGTACTGCGTTCATAGCTTTTGCCCTCCCTGCACAGTGCTTCAGTGGTTCACCCGCACGGCCTTTACCGGGTTTCCGTTGGCGTTGTAGGTCACCTCATAGCGGCCCTCGGCAACGGTCACGGTCATGGTCTGGCCCGCCAGCTCCGGCTTGTACCGCATGATGTCACAAAGATGCTTCACGTCCTCCGGCTCGGTCTCTGCGGGGATGAAGCCCTCAGCCATTTCTTTCTCAGACCAACCGGCGATACCACCGTCGGGGGTTAAATGGAAGTTGGCACCGGCCTCCTTCAGCTTGGTGTTGATAACCTCGATGCTCTCGCCGTTCTTCTTGCCCTCGTTGATGATCTCGGCAAACTTCTTCTTCATAGTGTTTCTCCTTTCAATTTTTACGGCTTACTCAGCCGGTTTCAACTGTTCGGTTGATTACTCAGCCGGTTTCATTTGTATCTGGGGGTCCTGCCGGAGGATTGACCTCCGGCTTTTTCCCGTTACTTTACGCCCTTTAAGAGCATGGTGGTTTCGTCAAATAGCGCATTGCCGGGAAGAATCAAAGCGGGGCGGATTCCGTAAGAGAGGGCTGCGTTGGTTTGGGTGTAGCCACCGCCGCGGCTGACGAGGCACACGTTGTTGGTGGCGGCGGTGTACGGGGATCGGAGCCGCCATTCGGCGGACGAGCCGTTCAGGTACGCAATACGCTTGGAGTCTGCTCCGGTGTTCGCGTTGAAGTAATCCAACTTAGCGCCGTCATTCGGCATATAGCTTGCGCCAGCCAAGCCGACTTCAGGACTGGACAGCAGAAACACCTTGCAGGACAGACCGTTCGCGCCGCTCTGGTCGGTGCCGCCGGAGCCGCCGCCATGCCGATACGGGATCTTCACCTGCTTGATGGTTGCTTGCTCCACGCTTCCTAAACTATTGAAAAAGTCCCCATTCAGCCAAGTGTTAATAGCGCTGGTTTCGTACTTGTTCACGTTGCTGGTGTGCCACTGTCGGTTACTGTGAATATCCTTCCTCAGCAGCCACGTACCATCACAGCTTGCGTCATACAGGCTGCTGTTTTCAGGGATGCCCTGATTGACCACCAGATATTCCACCGCCGTGCCGCCCTCCATCAGCTTCACCGTGGAACCAACCGCAAGGCTGGAGGCCAGCACCCCCGTCACCGGTGCCGTATGCACTTCGCCCTTCCGCAAAAATAAACAGTGTCCCATTAGCCAATCACCATCCCGTTACTGTCAACCAAGGTGGTAGAGGGTAGGATGAGGGCGGGGCGGACGCCGCCCAAGTTGAATGCGCTGCTGCCGTTGTAGCTGCCATTGGAGCTGACGCCACACACGAGGTTGGTGTAGTTGGTGTCCGGGGAGCGGAGCCACCAGTCGGCGGCCGAGCCGTTCAGGTTCGCAATACGCTTGTTGTTGGCGGACGTGCCGGTCCCAGACTCAAAGTAGGACAGCTTCGCGCCATCCACCGGGAAGTAGCTGTAGTCGCTGGTCGTCCAGCCTACTTCGTAGCCAGACAGCAGGAAAATCTTGCAGAGCAGGCCGTTAGCACCGCTCTGATCCGAGCCGCCGGAACCACCGTTCTTGCGATACGGGAGCTTTACCTGCTTGATTGCGTCCCTGATGTTGCTCTCAAACAGGTTGAGGAACGTTCCATTCAGATAGCTGTGGATGGTACTGTTCTCCAGATTGTTCACATTCGAACTGTTCCATTGTCTGTTCTCGTAGATGTCTTTCATCAACAGCCACGTTCCGTCACAGCTTGCGTCATATAGGCTTGAATTAGAAGGAATTCCTTGGTTCACAATCAAGAAATCTGTTGCGGTGCCATTCACGTTTAATTTGACTGTGGAGCCAACTGCAAGTTTCGAAATAGGCGTTTTTACGATTGGTATTGTCATCCTTCTACCAGCCCCGCTCAAAATCACACGTCCCATCAGCTCACCTCCACGACAATAGGAATTTCCACCGTATTCGCCTCACCAAAGATGGTGAACTTGATACCGCCATCTACTGTCTCGGCGTAGCCGTTTGTGATGCAGTCAAGGAACTGATTTTCGGCCACTACAAAAGCCGCGTAATCCTCGGCTGTGCCGGTTCCCGTGTAAGCGTGGTCTACGATGGCCGTGTTCTGCGCCGTCACCCCGGCGATGGCAACCGTCTGTGTCTTGACGCCGGTGTTGCTGTCCTCCACCCATGTGGTGCCGATGGTGGCGGTGTAGGTCTTGACGGAGGAAATTTCCGGCAGCTGGCTTGCGGGCACCTTGCCGTCCGCTCCCAGAGACGCCGCGCCGATGGCCGCAGGGGTAATGGGGTCCTCCCCATCCTTCCCGTGCTGGCTGGCGTGTGTGGCCGCCGCCTTGCCTTCCAGCGCCTCTCGGATGTCCGGGTGGGCGGCGTCGCTATCGTTATGCTCCGTTACATAGCCCTGTGCCTCCACTTTGGTAGCGAAGTCGCCGCCCACAACTGCCTGTGCCTTCTCTGCCCAATACTTGGCGTTGTCCGTGTCCTCCCCGGGGCGTGTCCCGGTTCCGCCTACGGCCCAGCTTTGAGCGGTTTTGCTGGCAGTCTCTGCGCCTGCGGCGCTTCCAGCCGCTGCCGCCGCTGCCGCGCTGGCCTGAGACGCGGAGCCGGATGCCGCCGCCGCCGACTGGCTGGCGGAGCTTGCTGCGCCGGTGGCCGTATTCGCCGCGTCCTTGGCACTCTGCTCACTGCCCGCCGCCTGAGACGCGCTCCCCGCCGCCGCGTTGGCCTGTGCCGTAGCCCGGGCTACGATACCGGCGGTTTCGTCGGCTCTGGCCGTCTCCGCCGCCTCTCTGGCGTTTTCGGCGGACACGCGGGAGGCTTCGGCCTCGGACCGGGCTTGCTCTGCCGCTGCCCGTGCCGTTTCCGCAGATACCCGGCCTTCCTCGGCGGTTACACGCCCCTGCTCTGCCGCTACCCGCGCCGCTTCCGCCTGCTTGCGGCTCTCCTCCGTGGCGTCATCCGTCAGCACTGCCGGGATCAGGGTCTCATTGATGTACTTTTTGATAATGTTGCCGCCTTCGTCGAACTTGGCTTTTAGCTCCGCACTGGTCAGACCACCCACGTCGTTCGGTTCGTCATCCAGCTTCTGAATGATATTCAGATCGCCGTCCAGCAGCTGGATCTCCAGATTGGAGTTAGCTACCACGTTCAGGTCCGCTGTCAATCTCTTCTCCATTTAAGCACCTACCTCCGTTTTTGGCACTTCGCCTGTCTCGTTGATTTTCCGCTGTAACTGGCCGTATCCGGCCCCGCCCCGAATGGGGACGTTTTCTTCCTGAGCAACAGGCTGTTCGCCCTCTGCCCCCGGCTGACCGCTGCCAATCATGGCAAGCTCCTGCTGCTGGAGGGTCTGGATCAGTGCCTCCTTGTCGGTGATCTGACCGGCAGGCAGCCGCTTCAGATATTCCACTGTGGAGATCTTACCCTGCATCAGAAGGTTGTCCAGCGTCTGCATGGCCGCGATCTCGCTCCAATAGGAAGCCGCGCCCGCGTCCAGTCCGATGGTAAAGGGGATCTCCTTCAGGATGGAGAAGTCAAAGGGGACCACCAATTTGCTGCTGTCATAGGGGTTGGAGATCTCCACATACCGTTCCCCGTAGTACTCGCCCATAAACTCCATGTAGATGCGCCCCAGATCCTCAATGCTCTGCAAAAGGTTCTGCTTCGTCAGCTCCATAGGCGTAGCCGCCGCCCGCTGCAAAGCGATAATGGCGGAGGTGTTATCCGGGCGGGTATCGCCCAGCGCCACGTCCGACGCGCCGAGGAACTTCTGCGTGTAGCTGATGGCAATGTCAATGAACTGGCTGATCTGGGGGGAAATGCTGGCCGGGTCAATGATCTTCGCCACGCCCTCCACGCTTCCGTTTACCGGGATGGCTCCGCCGATCTTGTTCGTCCACTTGGCTACCTTGGTGGAATCGTATACTACCTTCGGATAGGCCAGTGTCATGAGGGAGATCATGGACATGGCGAACAGCTTGTTTACAAAGATCTGGTTTGGGAGCAGGCCGGTAATCATGGCCTGCCCGTGATAGCAGTCCTGCACATAGTCCCAGTTCATCCATGTCAGGGGATACAGCTTGATACCGAGGTCCAGATCGCCCCGGATCTCCGCCTGCCGGGTACACTCGTAGGCGTGGACGGTGCCGGTCTCGTCATCCTTCCACAGCCGGAGCAGCACCGTCACCTTGTTCCCGCTGCCGCTCATGGAATCCATGTAGTTGTTTCCGCAGTCCTTGTTGTCCGGCTGAATCTCGTCCGGGTCCTTGCCGTACCGCTTGGCCCGCTTCCGGGCCTCGCTCAGCAGCATTCGCCGTTCCAGAATGATGTAGGGCTGGCTCTGCACGTCCCGGTTGTTGGGATTGCCGAACAAAACCTGCGTATTCATCAGGACCTCCGTGCGGATGGCGCCCTTGCTGGCCTGCCCGGTCTCCGCTGTATCGTCCCAGTAGGTATACATACAGCCGTCACCGTCCACGGCGGCATTGCGGGTATACTCCCGGATGCGCCCGCCGATGCTGTTATGCTCGAAGATGGACGCAAACTGATCGTTGAGAATGTCGGCCACCAGCTCCAAGGTCTGCGTGTTCCGCTCCCCGCTGGAGGACATGGCCCGCGCCCACAGTTTCAGATTATCCGTGGAGATATTCGCTACGGAGAACAGCACCACTCGTTTCAGAAAGTTAAATACGGGGGTTGGGAGGCCGTTGCTCTGCACACCCTCCCACTGCTTTCCGATGAAGAAATTCTCGTTGGTCTCCACGCAGTCATAGAGATCAATACCGCTGTTGAAGCTGATCCCCGCGCTGTATTCCTTGCCGACCCGCTCCGGGGTCATCGTCTGTTTGCTCATGGGTTCACCCCTTTATTTCACATTCCCGGTATAGCGGAGCTGCACATCCGTCTCCAGAACCGTTGCGGTAGACGATGCCGATTTGCTCTTGAATACCAGCTTGTAGAAGGTGGCCTTCTTCACCTTCATCTTCACCCGCCGTACCTGCGGCTTTCGGTTGGTGCCGAAAGACCAGTGGGCGAAATCCGCATGGGCAAAGGTGGTCAGGCCGGAGGATACGGTTTTCTCCGGGTAGTCGCTGCGGCGGTTGGTCTCCACCGTCACGTGCACACGGGCGTTGCTCTCCGGCTGGATCGCCACGAAAATAAGCGGGCTGTATTTCAGCACCCAGTCCCGGTCAAAGTCCATGGAGCCGGTGGCCGCGTAGGCGTCAATGTCCTTGCCGTCATCGTTCCGGTACTGCCGGGAAAGATGCACCACGCCGCCGTCGGGCCGGAAGCCGTAGGTCTCCAGCCCTACCTCCACCATGGCCCGGAAGCTCAATCCGGTGTAGAGATACCATGCGTCCGCGCCGTAGTTCAGGATCAGCGCCTTGTCTCCGTACATCCACCAGTATTCCTGCGCCGATTTTCGGTTGAAGGTCCGGGTCTCTGCCATATCAAATCCTTGCAGCGTCACCTCTACCCGGTTGCTGATCCGTTCCGCGTTCCGCTCGTCAAAGGTGATGTTTCCGCCGGTGGATACGCTCCGCCACCGGTACACCGCCTGATCGTCCAGCGTCAGGGGGTTGTTCTCCAGAATGTCCACCTGCCCCGGAGCCTTGTTGCCGAACTGCCGGTTGACAGGGGTCACATAGAACGCCGCCGTGGTAACGTCCGTAGCCGTTACCAGCGTGGAATAGCTCATGGAGTAGGTGGCGTCCTGTTTGAATACCACCAGCCGTGCGTAATGACGCACCATGCCGGTGATGGGCGTGTTGGCCTCGCCCACCTCTGCCTCGTACAGATCCGGGAAATATTCCGCCGAAGGCTTTCCGGTGGCGGAATCAATACCGGAGTAAATGGTCTTGTTGGTGCCGTCTCCGTAGAGGAACACGCGGCTGTCTGTCTGGCCGTTGTAAAGCTCGGAGAAGCGCATCCCAGTCACCTGCGCCCGTTCTCCGTTGCCGCTGCGATAGACCAGCTCCAGTGTGTTGGTCCCGGCGGCTGGGGCGGGGGTAATGGTGAAGGTCCGTGCCTTCAGGTCAGAGGTGTAGGTCTGTGCCGTGTCTCCGATCTTCACAGAGATAATCTCATCCACCGTCTTTTCCGGGATGTGGAAAACCGTCTCCTTGCCGTCCGGGGAATACAGCACCTTTCGCTTGCCCGTCAGCCGGTTCACGTTTTCCAGCAGAAACCCGCCGCCCGCAGGCGTGGTGGCGTTCATCACTGTGGGGATATAGCCCTCCACCGCCGCAAAGCTGCTGTCCTCCTTGCCGTCCCAGCTCATGTACTCATGGCCGTTCAGCAGATAGACCTTGTTGGAAAACCCGAAGAACGAGGTCTGGTCCTGTGTGCACTGGCCCACAACCTTGGTTGTTGCCGCCGCCGGGTCCAGAGAGAAGATCAGCCCGCCGAAGGCGGCAAGGGTCCGCTGCTTGCTGTCTACCACGCCCTCCCACGCCCCGGAGAAAACAGGGCTCTCTGTGGGGGCTGTGTGGCCGCTCTCCGCGCACCATGCGTCCCATGCCGTTTTCAGGTTCAGGACTGTCTTGGTGCCGGGGCGCAGCTGCAAATGCTTCTCCCGCGTCACCCGGAAATTCCGCATCTTGCTCATTTCGCCGTTCTTGATCTTGGTATCGCCGTCAGGGTTTTCGTTCAGGCCCAGAAACTGGCGGATCTTCAACACCTGAATATCGTTGCTGGATGTGATTTGAGCCATCGTCCGGGCCCCCTTTATCCGTAGGATAGATAATCGGCGGTCATTTCCCCGCCCGTCATCACGTCATCGTAATCCTCGCCCTCGTCGAAATCGTCCACGATCTTTTCCACGGTTTTCTGTGCGCCCAGAACGCGGGTCACGCAGAAATACCGGGCAGCGTCGCAGATATGGGTGATCTCGTGGGGCTCCGTGGCGCAGTCCGATGGGTTTTTCTCGTCATGCTGGATGGAGGGCAGGTTGCGGATCAGGCCCACGCAGTTTTCCGTTACCAGCAGTCCGGGCCGGTCCGTGTCGCTCTTCATAGGCTTCAGCAGCTCCTTAACGGCCATCCAGCCCTGAACGCGGTTGTTACTGGCCTTCAGCAGCCCCAGCCCGTTCTGCGCGAAGATCTCCGCCATGCTCCGGCCGCTGTCCTTCTGCCGGTTCCACATATCCGGCGGGGCAATGGTGAACTCAATGTGCTCCTCCGGCGGGGTCAGGGCATTTGCCAGCTTTGCCGCCTCGGATACGATCAAGCCGCTTTGCTGTACCTCACGGTACACATAGGCCCGCCCCTCAAAGTCCACCGCCACCCAAAGGCAGGCGAACATATCAAGGCCGTAGTCGAACGCCCGGTATTTCTTCCACTCCCGGGGCACCCGCACAAAAGGCGAGATCACATGGGTCTCCCGCCGGAACTCCGGGAAGAACGTGCCTGCCATGGCGTTCCAATCGCCGTAGCGCCACGCCCGCCGCACATCCTCCGGCAGTAGGTCCAGCATTTGCTTGTACTCCGGGGACGCTTCCAAAAGCTGAGGGTTATCGTCCACCGTGGCGGGGATGAAGGTGTAATCCTTGGCCTTTTCCCCCTCCCGATACTCTCGGTCCACGAACAGCCGCTTTACCCACAGATGGCCGATGCCGCCGGGGTTGCAGGTCAGGTACATCCGCCGGGGAACCTTCGTGGAGCCGCGCAGACACGCGCCCAGCGTCCGGAACTGTCCCTCTGTAAACTGGGTGGCCTCCTCCATGAAGATCCAGTCAAATTCAAGGCCCTGATATTCCTGATCGTCTCCGGCTCCGTAGTGGCCGAATTTGATGATGCTGCCGTTGCAGAAGAACATCATGCGCATACTGCCGTTGTAGCTGCCCACCTCCGGCGGGATCAGCTTCTGCATAGGCAGAATGATGTTCTGCTCCAATTCCGGGTACTCCTGGCGCACGATCAGGATCTTGATGCCGGGGTAGGTAAGCGCGCCGCCTGCCGCCTTCCGCAGCAGAACGTGTGTCTTGCCGCCGCCTCTGGCACCGCCGTAAGCCGTGTACCGGCTCCGGGACTGGCAGAACTGCTTCTGTTTGGGGTTCAGCGTCCCCAAATCCACTTGTACCGTTCCGCCTGCTGTCTGTTTATATCGAGGCATAATCGCTCCTTATATCTGGCGGACGGGCCGGGTTCATGCACCCGCTCCGTCCATATAGGCGGGAAGGGGCCGCAGCCCCCTCCCATGAGATCACTCGTAATCCTTGGTGCCCTCGATGCCCACGCAGCCGTCCTTGGTGCCTACGGCCCGCAGGGTCTGACCGGCGGTCAGAGTCACAGGGGCGGTGTAGACCTCGGCGGTGGTGGAGTACCGGGGGTTGGTGCCGTCGGTGGTGTACTTGAACACCACACCGGAAGCAGTGGCGATGGTCACGGCATGGCCGCTGATAGACAGGGTGGGGGCGGCCAGAATCGCAGCATTGCCGCACACGGCAACACCGTCACCCTTGGCACCCAGCACAAAGCTGTCATAGTAGGTCACGCCCTGCACCACGGGGCCGGAATAGCCCTGCACCTCGGTCAGGATGTTGTACTTCTGGAGCTTCACAGGGTCCACGGTGCAGCCCTTGTGCTTGATGAAGAAGTACACACCGGCAGGCATATAGCTGGTGGGAATGGGCTTCACGCGGCAGCCGTCGAACTCACCCACAACGCCCTTCGCCAGAGCCTCCTTGCCCAGAGCATCCACGCCGATGTAATCGGGCATCTGCTTGAGCAGCTTGTAGTACTCGGTGGCGATGTAGAGGGTGCGGCCCTCCAGAGGCACCAGCGCGTCGGTCATCTTCGCGTTCAGGTCGATGATGAGACCGCCGATAGTGGCCTTGGTGGGGGCGGTAGCCTCCTTCACGGCGATGTTCGCGCCCATGACCCACTTCTTGATGCGGTGCTTGTCCATGCCGGGGATGGTCACCTCGTCCAGCTGACGGCGCAGAGCGCTGCCCGCGGACTTCTGGATGGCCTGATCGGTCTGGTCCAGCGCGTCGATGGTGAAGGAGAAGGCGGGCTGCATCTCGCAGGTCATCTCCTGAAGGGTGTCACCCACGTCATGGACCTCGCCAAAGCGGTTGGAGCCGCTGCGGGTGTACTGGGTCTCAGGCACGGTGTTCACGCTGCCGATGCGAATGGTGCGGCTGTTTGGATTCAGCCAGGAATAGCTGTTGCCGCAGTCATCGGCGGTGATGGAGGCTTTCTTGAAGCGCTCCGCGATTTTGGTTGCGTACTTGATTGCATAGTTGATAGCCATAGGTAAAAACCTCTCTTTCGTCCGGTTTCCCCATAGGCAAAGTGCCGTTACATGGCACTGTCAAAGGCATCTCCGAAATCGTCCCGCGTCTTGGAGCAGTCCCCGGCGCTTCTCATGCTGCCGGTGGAGCGCTCCGCGTTCCGCTGGTTCTGCCGTACGGAGGCGGTCTCCCGCTTGGCGTCTGCTATTTCTTGCTCTAATCGTCCATTGTTGAAACGTGCATAAGCTGCCACCAAAGAGGAACCGTTCCGCACATCCGCCCACACTTGAGGCGGAATGCTGTTGGGGTCCTTTGCTGCCTCGGGGAATGTCTGTTGAAATTCCTGAATGTCCGCCTGTCGGCGGCTTGCCGCCTCGGCCTCGGCCCTCTGGGCCTGCGCCATGGCGTCCTGCTGGGCCTGCCGCTCCGCTTCTGCGGCGGCCACAACGGCCTCCCGGTCCTCAAGCTCCACGGAGCGCCGTGCGTCCGCTTCACTTAAGCCCTCGGCCTGCTTGGCCTGCGCCCGGAGCATGGAAATGTATTCCTTGGTGTTCAGCCCCTGCTGGTTTGCAAAGCGGTTGACCATCTCCATCACAGGCTTAAACTCGTCATACTGGCTGCGGATGCGGTCATAGTCCATGCCCTTCTGGGCCAGTGCCACCATTTCCGCTTCGTTTGCCTGCCGCACTTCGCCCATGTGCCGCAGTTCCCATGTCTGGGGCCGTGCGTCCACGGTCTCCGCCTCGGTCTGCTGCGTCAGGGCTGCCTGTTCCGCATCTGCGGGGGGCTCGGTGCCCTCATCCGGCGTCTCTGCGCTCTCACTAAGGTCCTCGACAGGCGTTTCCTCGCCAGTCTCCATCGGCTCTGCGGTCTCCTCCGGCTGGTCTGCCGTCATCTCCGCGCCGCCGCCCCAGTCCTCCAGAAAAGCGTCCTCGTTTGCAGTCACTTCACCGGCGGTCTGGTCTAAAATTTCGTCCATATTGGCCTCTTTCCCCGGCCTGGTCTGGCCGGTTTTTTGTATTTTCAAAGCCTGGTCTGGCTTTGTTGATAAAACAAAAACGAGACCACAAGAAACGGCTTTCGCCGTTCTCATGGCCTCGTTGGGCTCTCGCTGTTATTCGGTTTTGATGGGGAAGGGGACGTCTGTATCCAGCTCCCGCCCCTCAAAAATGGTGGGGTAATGGCTCACCTTGCATCTTCGGCAGTAAATAGGCGTGTTGTAGATCACACTGCCCGGTTCGATGTGCTGAAGCGCTTTCCCGCAGATAGGGCAGCGGTAGACCCACGTCCCATCTACCACCATGCGCCAAACTCCCCGTGTTCAATGCCGCCGTAGAGGTTTTCCACGTCGCCGATCACGCTGGGCAGGCTCTGGCGGCACAGCTCCAGCTGTTCAAGGAACGTCTGCCACAGGAAGTTGGCCCGGCTGGGGTCCTCTTCCAGCAACAGCAGACCTGCCAGACCGTAGGGCAGCGCCCCGGTGCAGATCCGCTCATCTAACGCCACCTCGTCCGCCATATCCGCCACCTTGGGGCAGATAGGCCGCTTGCCGCCCGCCGCCTCCAAAGCGTCCCGGTAGTTGTCGCTGTACGGAAATGCCCGGTCTAAAACGCTGTTCAGCAGGGAAACGGTCCGCAGCTTGTACTCCTTGGTGTCCGCCGTGTCCGTGGAACCGGTGGATTCGTTCTGGGAATCCATCAGGTGGATGGCGATGTCAAAAATCTGCTGTACCGTAACCGCCATATCACACCTCCCGCCCCTTCAGGCTGGCTTTCATGGTGTTCAGGTCGTAGGTCATCAGGTTGTCAATTCCCTGTTCCACGCTTTTCTGCCGGTCCGTAGGCTCTTCCGTCTCCGGCTTCTCCGGTTCCGTGGGGGAGGGGGCTTTGATCTCCCGCAGCAGCCGCAAAATCAGCACTGCGCATACGGCAGCGCCTATACTGGCCGCGCCGCAGATCAGGGATAAAACCAAAATCAGGCCGTTCACCTTGCCGCCTCCTCACTTGAAGTCGCTTGCGTCCACGCCGTCCCCGAAGGTCACGTTCACGCTGATGTCTTGACGGGTCTCCTGCTTGTCCTGATAGCCGCCCAGACGCTTCTGCTTGTTCAGAAAAATGCCTCGCGTCACCATGCCCTTTTCCTGGTAGATGGGGCTGGTGTCGATCTGCTCCTGGATGCGCTGGTACGCAAGCCGCACGTAGTAGCTCATGACGCAGCGGGGATCGTCGATCTCCTCATTGCCCGCCTCAAAGGCTTCCACCTGTGCCTCGACCACATCGGCCTCCCGGCCATCGTTGTAGTCGTAATACCCCTGAAGCCGCTGAACCGTCCATCGCATCGCATTGGCAAGACCCGCCTCGCTGTATGCCTGTTCCAGCCGGTCCTGCACGTCAAAGTATTCCTCGGACTGCTTCAGGAACGCCTTGATTCTCTCAATCGTCTGCTTCTTGTGGGCCGCGGCGGCCTTCTTGTTCATATCGTCCATGTGTGCCTTGCTGTGGTTCGATGCTGTTTTGGCCATGCTCCCGGCCCCCTCTCACAAAAAATTCTGGTGGTTTCGGCAGGACTCGAACCTGCGACCCAGCGGTTAACAACCGCTCGCTCTTCCAGCTAAGCTACGAAACCATGCTCCGGTGGGCCGGTCGGGCCCACCGGGCAACAGGAAAGGAAAGTGAAAACTGGCTCTGACATAGGAGGCAGGTGGAAACCTCTTCCGCCAACTTCATTCAAGCATATTTCATCAAGCGAATGCAATGGGTTTCAGTTATTTTCGTAATGTTCTACATAAAATCCCCCGCCCCATTTTTCCGCCACCCCCCCAGAGGGCACACCAACACTGCCCCAGACACTGCCACGCCGGTTCTCGGAAAGGGGAGAGGGGATGTGTGTATATAGCCCTATACCACGAGGAAGAGACACCCCCTCTTTTTCCGCTACCCCCTAACCCCCTACCATCCCGGCTCTACCTCTGGCCCCCTGACCCCCAGCCGGTGAAGAGATCGGAAGAGCACACGTCTGAACTCCAGTCACGGCTACATCTCGTATGCC